GAGCAAAGTCTTGTACAAGACTTAATTAACGAGCAACTCAGAATGTATGGTGTAGAGGTTCACTACATGCCTCGCAAATACATGACTGAAAAAACTCTCATGAGAGAGGTTATTGAGTCTAAATTTGACGATGCATATCCGATTGAAGCCTATGTTGAATCTTTTGATGGATATGGAGATAATCCAACATTACTTTCAAAATTTGGAATACAACAAACAAACGAAATTACCTTAATTATCTCAAAAGAAAGATTTGAAAATTATATCTCTCCTTTGATGAAAAATGAGTCTAATGTAAAACTCTCTACTCGCCCCAAAGAGGGTGATTTAATTTATTTTCCACTAGGAGATCGTTTATTTGAAATTAAATATGTTGAACATGAAAGACCTTTCTATCAGTTACAGAAAAATTATGTTTATGAATTAAGATGCGAACTCTTCCGTATTGAAGATGAAATCATCGATACCGGTGTTGATGAAATTGATGATACTCTTGAAGGAATAGAAGGTGCAGATGGAGACATCATCTTCCAAGGTGTTGGTCTTCAGAAGTTTACACTGGTTGGAACTGCAACATCTGCAACTGCAGTAACCACTGTTGTAGATGGTGCAGTCAGATTCATTAATATCACCAATAGAGGTTCTGGATATCTTTCTAGACCTAGAGTTGCAATATCCTCTGCACCAGCTGGTGGTGTAACTGGTATCGCATCGGCATTCATGCTTGGTAATATTGTTGTTTGTACAGGATCTGCACAACCAAATAGCAATCAACTCGTTGTACAAAGTGCTCCACTCGTAAATCCAGGATCTGGATATACAGTTGCACCTAAGATTGAGTTTTTCACTAATAACACTGATGGAAAGGGAACAGGTGCTGCAGGAACATCTGTGCTTACGGACTTTGGTGCTGTCGGTATTGTTACCGTTACTGGAGGGGGTTCAGGATACACTACAGCGCCTACAATCACCTTTACTGGAGTATCTACAGTCTCTGCTGCTGCAACAGCGGTTGTGAGCGCAGCAGGAACCATTTCTGCAATTTACTTAACAAATGCAGGTGCTGGATATACAGTACCACCAACAATTTCTATCGCAGTTCCTGGAAGTTCTTCCTCTGGAAACTTCTCATTCAACGAAACTATCACTGGTGGAACTTCTGGGGCAACCGCCAAGGTAAGAAAATGGAATGCAGAGACTGTTGAACTGGATGTTTATGATGTTGATGGAATATTCCTGAGAGGAGAGACCATTACAGGATCTTCCTCTAGTGCAACTAGTATTATTAGAGTGATTGATGATGGTCCTGGAGAGACTGGATATGAGGATAATGATGGGTTTGAAACTGAAGCAGATGAAATTTTAGACTTTAGTGAAGCCAATCCTTTTGGCACTCCATAAATATAGTGTAACAAGAATCTAAAAATGTTTGAATATTTTTATAACGAGATCTTGAGGAGAACCATTATTTCTTTTGGTACTCTGTTCAATGATCTTGAAATTAAGCACACGGACTCTTCGGATAATACCACAAGTATTATCAAAGTTCCGTTAGCTTATGGTCCTATTCAAAAGTTTTTAGCAAGACTTGAGCAGTCTCCTGACTTGAATAAATCGACGGCAATGTCATTGCCTCGTATGTCATTTGAGTTTACTGGGTTGACTTATGACCAAACCAGAAAGGTAACTACAACACAGCAATTTACTGTTAAAGATCCTGATAATGATACTGGTGTTAAAAAAGCATATATGCCAGTTCCTTATAATATGCAATTTGAATTGAGCATCATGACTAAGTTAAATGATGATGCTCTTCAGATTGTAGAACAAATTTTACCTTACTTCCAACCAGCATATAACCTTACAGTAAATTTGGTTGGATCTATTACTGAAAAAAGAGATATTCCTGTGGTGTTAGAAAACATCACAATGCAAGATGACTATGAAGGAGATTACAAAACTCGTAGAGTTCTCTTGTATACATTAAGGTTTACTGCAAAAACATATCTGTTTGGCCCTGTATCCTCTGCTACCGCTGATATCGTTAAGAGAGCATCTGTCTCTTACTATTCTGGAGATAGTAAGAGCACAGTTAGAGATCTTACATATAGCGTCAAACCTAGAGCTATTAAAGATTACACCGGGGATGTTGTTACTAATCTCTCCGAGGATATCGATATATCTACAACATCATTTAATGTAGATAGTGGATCTTCTATCACTCTCAAAAAATATATTGAAATTGATGGAGAAGAAATGTTTGTTACTAAAATTACTGGAAACAAAATTACCGTCGAAAGAGGAAAGGATGGTACAACTGTTACCTCACATGTTAGAGGTACAGAAATTAAAGGAATTGATTATACTGCCACAGAGGATAGTGATCTCATAGAATTTGGGGATGACTTTGGATTTACTGGAACTATTTCTTAATTATGACTAAAAAATATGATGGTCTAGATGAAGCATTTAATGTGGAGACAGAAATTGTTTCTGCTGAAAAAGAGTCAATGGAAGTTGCTAAAAAATTAAAATTAGAAAAAAATGATGTTGACAAAGACTATGACTATACTCGTGGAAATCTGTATAGTATAATTGAAAAAGGACAAGAAGCAATTAATGGTATTCTGGAACTTGCACAAGAAAGTGAAATGCCCAGAGCATATGAAGTTGCAGGCCAATTAATTAAAAATGTGGCAGATGCAACTGATAAATTAATGGATCTTCAGAAAAAACTGAAGGATGTTAATGAGGAGTCTAAAAAGGGTCCTACTAATGTGACAAATGCGCTTTTTGTTGGATCTACTTCAGATCTATCTAAATTTCTCAAGTCCCAAAATGAGGACACAGAGAAAAAATAAATATAACTATAGCTGGGGTAATATTAAGTGGCATTAAAGAAGCCTTCCGATTTTTATGTTAAACCTGAAGAGAAGAGTTCTCTAGATTCTGTTAAGGAAGAATTAGCTTCTTCTAAACCAGAAAAAATTGAGAAAATCTCAGAGGCTTTTAGTGTATTTAAATCTAACCTCAATCGAATTCAATCACTTAATGATTTTTCTTCAACATTTGAAAGTTTTGCAAGTAATGTTGAAAAAGTAGAAACTATTTCAAATGAAATTGGAGAAGTAAAAAAAGAAATTCAAACTCTCATCAAAAAAGAAGACTTAGATGATGCCATGATGGCACATCTCTTTTTTGTTGAAGAAGCGATTGCAAAAATTGAAAACAAGATATCGGGAGTTAATCAAGATATCGTAAATAAAATTAGTGATGACTTTTCGGGTTTGTCCGAAATGGTCAATTCATTCTTAGATGTTGAAGTACCAAAATATAAAAATTTAATTTCAGAATCAGAGATTAGAATTGATGATAGATTTTTAAATTTAAAATCTGAAGTAGAATCCACTTTAACGGAATTTAATTCTGATGTTAATGATGAATTAAAAGAGATCATAAAAAATGTGGAAACTATCAATGAAGATAGTCTGTCTTCAATAAGAGAGGAAGTTGGTGATATTGCTGAGGTCGTTGTCGATCTTGTTAACGAAGATTTACCACAATATAAAAAGTTTTTTGCTGAAACTGAGTTAAGAACTGAAGAGAAACTCAATGAGGCTCAGAGCATCTTTGACGAAAAAATCAACTTCATCAACCAGACATATCATGAACGGTTAGAGGAATTAAATACCACGGTCAAAGAATTTACTAACACAGAGATTCCAAAATACAGCAAAATGCTGGTAGAATCTAAATTAAAATCAGAAGAAGAAGTCAAAGAATTAGAAAAATCTGTTCTAAAGAAAGTTAGTGACTTAACAGAGCAAATTGAAAATCTCTATAAAGTTAATAATCTCAAAGAAACTGATATTGATTCTCTTCTAGAAAAAGTCCAAACAACGGTTCAGGAATCAAAGAATCAAACTGGAGAAATCTTTGAATCTTATGCAAGATTGTGTAAGGATTCTAAGAAAAGAGAAGTAACAGAAGATAAGAAACTAAAAGCATTTTCTGGTCGATTAGAAAATTTTGCAGAAAAACTTGAAAAGATTGAAGAGACAACGGTTCAGGATGTTCTTGAACTTCAAGCTAACCTTGACATCAGCACTTCTGCATATCATGACAGATTAAAGAAAGAAGTCTATAAGTTTGAAGAGGAATTAGTTGAACAGATTAAAGATCTTGAAGTCAACTTAACCACCAATGAAGTTCACATTAAGAAACAGAATGAGCACATTGAAAATATTAAGGAAGAAGTTCAAGATGTAATTAGTAAACTTCATATTGATTCTATTGAGGAGAAGAATAAGGCTCTTATTGAAAAAGTCAACCATATTGAAGATGTTCTTTCTAAGTTCAGTGAAAAGGCACTTCTGACTGAAGACACTCCTATTACTCCAGGAAGTCCTGATACTAAAACTAATGATCCACTCACTTCATTAGATCAAAACTATGTGACCCTAAAGCAGTTACAGGATCACTATAGACTGTTTATCAATAGAATACAAGTTCAATTGTCATCCATCGGTGGTGGCGGTGCTGGATTCATAAAAGATCTTGCAGATGTTAGTTTTGATGAGAGCACGGGCATCAATAAACTCTTAATCTATAATGGAACAGAGTGGGTTGGTATTGCTAGCACAGCGATTTCTGGTGGTGGATCTGGAACTGAATTAGCAGATGATGCCACTGGAGTTAATCTTACCCTTACCGGGAACCTAAGTGTTGGTGGCACGGTAACTTATGATGATGTCACTCATGTAGATTCTATTGGCATTGCTACCGCTAGAAGTGGTTTAGAAATTGGTGCTGGAAGTATAACCACAATAATCAAACTGGATGCTGCTACAGCAACAACCACGACAACATCAGAGTCTAATATTGATACTTTTGATGCATCTATTTTTAGATCAGCACAGTATCAAGTACAGATAACCAGAGGATCTTTATATCATGTAACAACACTAAATGTGTTGCATGATGGAACTGATGTTTACCTATCGGAATTTGGAACAATTAAAACAGGATCTTCTCTTGCAACGTTTGATGCTGATATAAGTTCGGGAAATGTGCGAGTAAGAGCTACTCCTGCGTTTAGTTCTTCTACGGTGTTTAAGATATCTAAAACATTAACAAAGATATAAAATTCTATATACTTATGTTGTATTGGTAAAGAGTGATGAAATTCAAATGGGCTGCATTAAGTATAGGAGCATTATTTGGATTCGCCCATATCGGAATATTGGGTCATCTTTTTAATAGAACGCAACTTCCAGTAATTAATCTCCCTGTTGGAGATTACACCTCATATACTGTAGAGGCAGGAAAAGAAGGATATAAAATTCAATATAATTCCAATGATCCGAAGGTCATGGGTGTTCGCAGATACGTTGATAAAGATAATGGTTTCTTTGGAATTGGTGGAAGATCTGATGTAATAACTGAAGAAGAGTATACAATGGACGGCGGTAGACACCTGCAGGGTGGTGCTATGGGAAAGTTGAGTGCCGAAAATCTAGAATGCATCAAAGCGGAGGGCGCTGGAGAGTCAACCGGAAGAATGGTAGGTGCTAGTGTGGCTACTGGAGTTGCTCCCATGTTTACCAGTATTCCCTATATTGGTTGGTTGATGGCTGGGTGGGCAGTGATGCTTGGTCAAGACACTGGTGCTGAAGTTGGTGGAGAAATCGCTAAAACTTATAAAGATTGCTAAATAATAAGAGACTTTCTTTATTCTTATGGCGGGTTGGTCTGACAAATACAAAAAGTCAATCAACTGTGATAACCCAAAAGGGTTCTCTCAGAGAGCTCATTGTCAAGGCAAAAAGAAGAAAGTTGACGAGGAAAACAATCCTCGTATCCCTAGAAAACCTGGTCAACCAGCAAATTCTAAAAAACACTCTGACCTTTATACGGATGAAAATCCAAAAGGTACTATTCATGGTCTTGGGTTTAAGGATGTTGCCACTGCGAAAGCATCGGTAACAAAGATCCGTAATTCAAGTCGTTCTCATGCACATAAAATCCAGGCAGCAGTTGCTATGGAACAGAGAGCAAGAGAAATGGGTAAAACTTCTGAAGCAGCAGTTTTCAGAAAATACATCAACACTATGAAGAAGAAGACCAAAAAAATGAACGAAGAAAAGAAAAATGGTCGTTGTCCCTCAGGACAATACTATTGCTATACTGACGAAAAATGTAAACCCATTCCAAAAGGGTTTAAAGTAGTTGGTCCGGCTGGAATGCTTCGTAAAGAAAATGGACATTCCGTTGACAAACCAAAAAATGGAAATGGCAACGGTAATGGTAATGGTAATGGCAACGGTAATGGTAATGGTGGATCTGTGAGTGAGGAAGGTCTTCGCGATTGGTTTGGTAAGTCCAGTGGAACTACCAAGTCTGGTCGTAAAGTAAAGGGTTGGGTTCAGGTAGGCGGTAAGTATGATGGAAAACCATGTGCTCGTCAACCAGGACAAAAATCAACTCCTAAGTGCGTCTCCTCTTCAAAGAGAAGAAGCATGAGCGATAAAGAACGTGATAGTGCTGCAAGGAGAAAGAGAGCTGCAGACCCTGGACAACCACAAAAGTCCGGTGCTGCAAAACCAACCTACGTATCAACCGACCCCAAGAAGAAAATGAAAGAAGAATTTGTAAATCTACCTCTTCATATT